CGCTTAAATCCTTTTATAGGGTAGTTGATACCCCTCCAACTTACTCTTTAGGGAGTAAGCAGAGCCCGCTACTCGGCATTGCTGCCGAGTAGCGAAACCTCTGAGATCCAGCGAACTTTCGTCCGCCAGTTACCCTCCGACACATTTGAACCTCGTCCAGAAGGATCCGGATTGAAGTTCATCGCGTCAAGCCCTAACGGATCCCAAGAATCCTCTCTCTGCAACAACTCGATTTCTCGAGGAGTGCGCGGATTGGATCGAAGGAATTCCGAAAGGACTCTTCTCGACATAATGCGACGGAGTTTATACGCGTACATTGCGTCCTCTCGTCCCCCAATCAATCGGGGAACGAAGTCGTATACATGGCACCTAAAGCCATGATTTACGTCTAGCGAAAACTCGCTAAGGGGGCGCAAGAATCCACCATCCTCATCAACCCCATAAGGGATCCGTGGGAATGGTCTGTGCGGCCACATTTCAGTGAGCGCACGGAGAGCCCGAGTAAAGAGGAACCATTTCTCTTCTGTCGGGATTCGGAAAGCCAACCGAACTAAACGGTTGTGTGCACGTATAATTTCAGAAGGATGTGATAACACCTCCTTCTGGTAGACCGGGGTCACATCGATACCCTTGTGGTAATGTTTCCCACAGGACTCGAAGAAATACCCGTCCTTGAATGATTTCTTCTCGTTTACCGTAAATCCGCAAACTCCGAGTATCTCTACAACGGAGTCGTAAGACTTACGGGTCACGATAATGTCATCACCATAGACGGAGACCAGGTCTACGCCGCTAGAAACCTCATCAACTGAGCTCGAAAGAGCCCAGAAGATTAAGGTCTCAAGCTCGAAACAAAAGGCATTCCCCATGGATGCGAACTTATGAGTCCGCACCCAACCCACCAATTTACCCCCAAGAAAAGTTTCGGGGGATCTTAGTGAGTCAAGGAAGAGTGCCCAATCGAGCGGCAGCAAGTGGTAAACAAGCTCAGAAGCTATGGAATCAGACGCCGCGCTTAAGTCAAGCGTGGATAACTCGGACCGATACGCGTCTCGCGCTAGGCCCTGGTTAATAGATTGATCATCTAGATTGATTCCAAACCGCTTAAGTCGACGCCGCATATAACTGTGGACACCTTGCTGGAGAAAAGAATTCCCAGTGGGCTCCGCGGCAATGCAGCGGTCGGTTTTAGCGGACTTCGGCACCGTGAGGAACCGACTCCCCCTAACTACGTTAAAGCAGCTAGGAAGAAGGCTAAATTGCCCCCAAGGCATGACGCCAAGGAAACAAAAAGCCCAGTGCGGATCACTCTCTACTACGCTCCTTAAATACGGGAGCGCAGCAGCGGTAACGGAGATGGCTCTGGAGATCTTTTTGTCAGGTGTGGCCACATCACGTTTTAAATCGTAAGTGGCTCCTGGACCCCA